ATGACGAAAAAAACGACCTCTGACGCGCAGTTGAAAGCAAACAAGGAATGGCAAAGCAAGAACAAAGAACATGCAAATTATTTAAAAAGCCGTTCAGCTGCGCGTTCTTTTATAAAGAATAAAGCTACGTTGGAAGATTTGGAAGAACTTGAAAAATTAATTATAGAGGGAAAAATTAATCATAAGGGAATGATTAAGGATAAATGATGCACGCTAAGCACATGCTTGGCGTTTTTTTGCATAAAAAAAGCCCTAACGTGTGGTTAGGGGGTTAAATTACGCCATCATCTTTAGTTTTTCTACTTCGAATTTAAATCTAGAATTAATCATATGATTGATTTGTTTTGTTGTATCTGTAAAGGTTAAATTACTCTTTATAAAATCAAAAGAATAATCATTTAGCAATTTAATCAATGCTGAATTTACAAACGAGGAATTGACACTTGTAAATCCATTAAAAGATATTTCCGCTTTATTCCCAGTCGATAGAATCTTTTTAATTTCAATTCTTACAGCATCACCATCGGCATTTGAAAATGCATTTTGAGTTATATTGTTTATATATAATTTTACCATCCAAATTCCTCCTCCGGATTATTTACTTCTCTAGCTAATTTTGCATCAATGTTAAATTCATAGAAAGTTCCAGGATAAAACGATTCCTCTTGTGAACAAGATAGGTTACTGTTGCTAGCTGTAATTATACCATTATTTGAATGCAAATGTACAACACCAAGATTATCATTAGTGATTGCCTTAATTATGTTTCCAATACCAGCCCCTCTGTTATGGGGCTGATTTTCCGAACTAACTCCGAAATCAGTTGCTTTTTTCATCTGAATATAACAGCAACCTTGAACTCTTTGTTTAGCGTGTTTTTTTGCATAAAAAAAGCCCTAACGGTGAGGTTAGGGGCTAGGCATTATAATTTTTATCCGGACACCATTTGCATACTTTTTTACTAGTATCAGTTGTGTTGTTACTGCCAACCTCGCTGGGATAAATAAGATGGTGATAATCAATAAATAATGGTCTAACAATACTATAATCATCTTCTCTAGTTACAATTGCAATTATTCTTGGACCGCCACCAACTCCAAATTCCCAAATTTCCAATTCTTCCTCATATTTGGGATAAAGTTGCTTCATCACTTTTATCGCAATTTCCTTATTAGCATTATCAATTGCGTGGCAATGTGGAATCGCACCAGATAGAATATTTTTCCAGTTTACTTGAATGGAAGGAATTATTTTATTGATACATTTATAGAACATCTTTGAGAACTGTTTTTCATTGTTCAAAAAATTTGTATAATCACCAACTCTAACTGATTTTAACCATTGGTTCGCATTAGTATGGAAATCAATCCTAACTTTATTCTCCTTAAAAATATCTGTCGAGTTTAGCACACTTGTCTTTGGTGATATAGAATTATTCACTCTATGCATATGTCTTATGAAACTCTCTCTATATATGTTTTATACATAATAACATCATCAATTACTTTGTTACAAGAATCCAATGGACCATAGCCAATTCTGGCACTTTTCCATGGTTCCTCTTGATGAGTAATACTTTCTAATTGATTTCCATCAAACTTCCCATAGACTAACATTACTTGATCAAGAATACTTTCGATGTCTTTATTATCTATATTAATTTCACTTTCACACTTAGGGATATTACTATAGCCATACTCCTTATATTCCTGGTAAATTTCAGGTATAACCGGACCATGCACCCAAGCTTCAAACTTCTCTGGGAACAATTTATTACTCAAATCATCTTCTTTTTCATTTGTTAGCGTTAACGTCCACGCATAGGCATAGTACAACATTTTTTGTAGTTTTTTAGGCGTCATTGACTCTTTCGCCAAAAACCAATTTGCTAAATCTTTAGCTGTATACATAAATCATCCCTCCTATTTCAACATCAATTCTAAGGTAGTTTTCTCTATATATACCACAATATATTGTGGTACCTCTTTATAAATATATATCCTTTGAATATGATTGTAAACACATATTTAAATGTATGTTCAAACGTCAAAAAAGGTCAAACAGTACAATATCCTTGTATCTCCCAATTGGGAGATTTTTCAAAAGATACAACATGTAACTCAAAAAAAATATAAACAGCCAAATTTAACACCTCTGCGCCCTTCTTTACACCCCTTGAAACAGAGGGTTTCACTAACAGTTAAAAATATTTTAATTTTTATCTTAAAACCACTGTTTTAATTGTATTCTAATTCACATTTTTATAAGTATCACAAAAGTATCCTGTTTATAAAACAAAAACCCCCCGCAAAATGCGAGGGCAATAGTTTTATTTTAAGAAGTATTCTGCTGTGTAATACCAGCCGTCGCTCGGATACCATAGCTCTAAATATCCTCTTCGATAGTTGTACCACGCTAGTTTTACATTGGGTGCATACCATTTAATTTTCCCGCTGTTAAGTTTTGTGTTATTCCAAATTGGAATCCGAAGGTCTTTCGCGCTTTTAATTCGAACTTTGATGCGACCTTTTGCGTCTTTTTTAGCTACAACATCGCAAAAGCTTTTATACATGTAGTAAAGTTTATCATCAATGTATGTCTTGTACCAATATTGATTATGATCATATACTAAGAACTCAGTTCCTATCTTATACATGCGGAATGGTGATGATTTAAAGTCCATTTTCGGTAGCAGTGGTGCGCTATCAATGACTTTACCCTCGTAACGATTTGAATTTGTATTAGTGTTTTGTGTTGCAGTAGGGATTTTCTCACCACTTACAGCATCACATAGTTCAAAATGCGGATAGTCTTTAAAACTTTTCCAGTCTCCGCCCCATTTAAACCCTTCTGCTTTCATAGCAGCAACAACCTTTTTCCACCGGGAAGTTGTTGACTCCCAAATAACATCTTTTCCGTCATTTGTATACAAGCACAAGTCAACAGCTACCCCGTAGTTGTGATTAGATTGCCCGCCTTTGGCATTAGTAACAATTGCTCCAGGTTTGGTTCTCCCTTGTGCATATAGCGCATTTTGTTCCGCTGTTGAGCGGTAACCTTGCGCAACACAAAGATAAATACCTTCTTTTGCCATTTTTTTAATTACATTTCGTGTTTTATCCGATGTAATTTTATACATTCCCCCAGCATTCAATTTGCGATTTGCTTTTTCAATTAGCCATGCCTCTGTTAATGCCATTATTTATCATCCTTTCTTGGTTCTGAATAATTCATTACTTTCAAACTATCGGAGAATTTACTAGTTGTTGGGTCCATCAAAATACCGACAACAGCTACAATTGTGGTAATAATTGCCATTGGGCTATTTAGGAATCTTACAAACGAAAGCCACAAGACGGACCAATTATCTAAATCAGATATAGTAAAACCTCCCGCTGTCCACGCGACGCCTAGAACTGTAATAAGAGTTGCCACAACGGTTCGCCAGTTTTTCATTCGTACTTTCCAATTGATTTTCATCATTTCACCTCCTTTTCATTTTTTTCAGTAACATATTTCCAAATCGCTTTATCTTCCCGTTTCAACAAAGCAATCTCTTTATCGTGGTCGTTTTGCTTTTCTCGTAAACTCATACGATCTTTCTTGCTTTCAGACATTTCTTCTCTAAGACTTTTTAAAGTTATATCAAGAGAATCAATCATATTCCGCAAAGGTGCGACTAATGCCCATCTAATTACAAATCCCACAATTGCCGCTATTAAGCTAATTAAAGCTATTAACTCCCCCACGCTCATTCCTGCTATCGATATGCTCCCAAGTACCAATTTTCATCATCCCCTCGTTGTCGCCATAAAAAATAAGCCTTACTCGGCTTCTGTTTCTTCCGACTGTATTCGTTGTTGTTCCAATCTCAGTTCTTCCACTTTCTTTTTAACTTGATTACGTAATGTGGAAGGCACTTCTTCGATTTCTTTCCTTCCATTCATCACTAAATTTACATAAATTGGTATCATATAAGCCATTTCATCACCCTAAATTACTTTCAAATAGTGCGGCTAACGCCTCTTGGGTGAGTAGTAATTCCTCTCTTAATTTTTCTATTTCTGTTTGTCCAGGATGCATTTCATCTTGAAGCTTTTCGTATTGCTCTTGATCAAGAATAGCTTTTTTATTTATTACTTTTACACAAAACAACTTATTTACTGTACTTTCATCCGCTAATACATCAATAGTATTTTCTTCTTTTGAGTTACTCCATCCGTCAATATATCCGTCTTTACCAACTGTTACATAGTGTATATTCATAGAAGAGCCACTACCTTTCTCATTACCGCTTGATTGTTTGTTCCAGTAGAATTGTCATCTGAACCAGTTAATTGAGTTGCTGAAACGTATAAATATTTGTGCACTGGACTATTATCCATCATTGCATCAAAATTATGCCCGCCGTATGTTTCTTTTGTTACTATCTGTGTACACCAATAGTAATCACGTGCCGCACCAGCACTATATTTAGACCAATAAATAATCCACGCCTTGCATTGGTTAAGAGGAATCGACGGTGTTACCGTCTGTGATGCTGACATATAAAATGAGCCAGTCCAAACAGTTTGCGTAATCTTGCTGTCAGTATATGCCTTCGCATCAGCTAAAGCTTGAGCTGCTTTTAAGCTCGCATCTGCTTTAGCATCACTAAGCGCTTTATCTGCTTTAGACTGTGCGCTAGATACTGTCTCTTTAGCATTCCAATTCGTTTTATCTGTTGGTGTAACATGAATATCCGCATTATTTACATGTGCATTTAAGTCTGTTTTTTGTACGAATTGTGCGGGCTGCATAGCATCAAATTGTGTTTTTAAATCATCCGCTTTTCTATCAACGTCATCTAATTTAGTGTTTAATCTCTCGAACGATTCATCGAATATTTTTTCGTAATCATCCCAGCGCTCTACGTAAAATTCTGCCACTGGGAAAAAGTCGCTATCGATTAATGCTTTTTTTATCTCGAATTCAAACTTATACACGCGCATCGCTTGACTGTTTTTGTATTTTATATATAATTCAGCAATAGCAGTGCCAGCGTGAGATATTTGGGAGTCTGTAAGTGCATATTCTGCAATTCCTCGCACTCCATCGGCGATTGTTGGTTTCACAAGATACTTGCTCTCTGACTCTGTTCCTTTCGCTAAAATCATAGCAAGCTCTAATTCAGCAGCAGATGATAATACTAAATCTTGATTATCTTTATCTATATTAAAAATAAGTCTAGCTGTTCCACCTGTATCTTGCGTATAAAAAACAGCTTTTTGAAGTGGTTTATCTTCTTCTGTTGTGACGTTAAAATCATATATTCCGTTTTTGTGAATAACGTTTTCAGTTTCAGTCATGTTCTAACCACTCCTCCGCCACTAAGACGTGTTGGAATATCCGCTTCCCAAGTTCCGCTATTAAGATTGAAGATATCAGCTGACTGAGGATACAAACCAATCGCACTTTTTGCTCCATGTGTGGTGTTTTGCACTTCAACTCTTGCAGTGTTATAACCGCGAACATCAACGTTCTGCGAAGCGAAGTAACAACCGTTGATATCAGCAGAACAAGCATCTATGAATACGGCTGTAAACGGGTCTATTGCTTTAGTATTAAAAGCCATTCGGCATTTTGTAATCCTTACAAATCCGCAGCGTATAGCCTTGATAAAATAGTTTTTCGTTGTTCCTGCAGTATTTGTTTGTTCTATTCCAGCAATATAAATATATCCAGATGTATCAGATACTGAAATACTTCTAATTTGACAAGTAGTAGGACCGGCCGCAGGATCAACTGTTTCATAATTAGAAGATAGAATATATAATGTTACACCTGATAATGGTGGTATAATCACATCTTCATCATAGCGTCCAGGATTAATCCATAAGCGTAATGTATTACTATTAAATACACGTGGGAAATTCATGGTAGCTTTGTTAATTGTTTTAAATGGCTTATTTTTTTCTCCAGTCCCTGTAGTATCATCCCCTGAAACGGAATCCACATAGACCTCAATTGAACCAGCGTCCAGACCATACAGACGATTTAGCATATACAATACTTGCTCATTTGTTAGTTCAATACTCGTTATTCTCGTCATCATGTTCTTTAAACTATCTGCAAGAGAATCTAAATCACTATCTAATCTATCTTTCGCTAATTCAAATATTTTATTCTGTAACTTAGAAACCCTTAAATCAACAACTTCATTGCTAGAATTACCACCGGATGCAATAACTAAATTTGTAATTCTTTTTCGCAGATGTTCTATTTCATAATCAGATAAATTTAATCCATTCTCGATTATTTCCCAGTTATCATTTATCTTTTTCATAAATTCATATCCTTGCAATAAATCGTCTAATCTATTTAAATCTCTCATTTTTTAACCCCCTTCTTTACTTCTTTTAAATGTGCTAATGTTTTCGATAATGTCCCTTTCACACTATTTATTGATACAACTGGTGTTTTAGTTGATTGAGGATAAAGCGTTATCTTTTGAATTCTACTATAGACATCAATATTTTTTCCGCGAACATATCCTGCATTTCCTAGCCCGACACGCTCCACTTTTTTCTTATGAATATTCCCTTTAGTAAATTGCACATAGTCAAGAGTAATAGAAATATCCGGAACATCTTGCAATGTTTCTTTTAATCTTACTTTTAAATTTGCTGTAGTAGTAGAATCATCACTATACTTAGCAGCGTCAATAATGCCATAAATATCAGCGTTCGGACTCGTATACGTAGTTGTAACAATAGGATTACCATTATCTCCCGATTTACCATCTCCAGATATTCTAGTTGCTAGGTTTGTACTGTCATTTGTAAATGAAAGTTTATTTATATTAAACCCATCTACAAATATAAATGCATTCTCAATACCTATTTTTTTCCGAATAACAATATGATAATTTGTCACTTCGAATTCTGCTTTAAAATTCACTAAAATATTATTTAAAAGAACATTCAAAGCAAAATCATTTCCAAGGCTTTCAAAATCAAAAGAAGAAAAAGAGTCCAAAATTTCATAGGTGAATTTTGTCCCACTAACAATAAAGTCCATACACGACTTTATTGTTTGGCTTCCCTTAAGTTCAGAAGTGAGTAACTTATTATTTAGGTCCTTTATAATGTGAAGACATTGTAAATTATAGCCAATCGTATCGCCTGAACCGATGCATGAAAACATCTCAACTCTATACATTTCTTTACTTTCCACTTCAGTAATTACACATTTTTCTGTAATCATATCGAATGCTCTTTCGTTATACTTTCTATACACTGTAAAATTCAAATCAGGTACTGTATTTATTTCGAAATTATTTTCTAAAATACTATGATTAGTGAGAGGTTCACTATTACCATATAAATCTGTAACTTCTAACATTTCTCCACCTCTTTACATGTAATAATAAAAACGAAAATCGAACGATATTTCTAAAGGACCCGTACTCCCCATGATTTCAATCTCATTCCATCCGGGGGCTAAACCAATTGTTGATTTTTCAGTGTCGCCATATATACCGGCTCCATTAAGCAAAGAGTAAACTTGATTAATTTCCAATTCATCCGTACGCTTTGTTATTCCTTTGTAAGACCATACTTGACCAGTAGTTTTATTATTTATCCTTAGTCCCTCTGATGCCCCTTTATAGCGAATTATAAAAGGGTATCTTTCTGGATTAATTGCTATATCTGAAGCGTTATATACCTTAAATTTGTTTGTATCAAAAACATATTCTGCTGTTTCAGACGATGGTAAATTTTGTCCTAGGCTCCATTTTCTATTGCTAAATTTAAACCCATCTAAAGTAGAACCTACACTTTCAGAAAGACCTTGCGCGCAAACAAAAGTTCCCGCGATATCACAGATTGGTGCTCCTCCCTTTTGCTGAATATTTAAAGACTCTACTTTTACTGGCCAACGAACCGTTTCATGCCTTTCATCGATGACATAAATTTCTTCTTTCCCACTTATAAATTTAATGAATTCGTTTCTTTTTAAGATGTATTCAGCGTAATTACTACATACTAAGATTAGTTGAAAAGTTATATCCCGCTTTGCTAAAACACTACCCATGTCTATCTCGCCGTCAAATGTTTCCATGGATACTCTTTCAGTTGTGAAGTTGGGACCAGGAACATTAAATTCTTTCACATCGACTTTATTTTCTCTAGTGATGTACTTTGTTCCATCTTGTCGCTCAAATATTAGTCCATACATCTATTAACCTCCTGCCTTCGCTCTCGATATAATTGTTTTAGCGTTTAATAGCATATCAATATCATTTATTAACCACGATGCGACTGGCGTACTGCTATCATCCGGTAATACTAAATTCACTTGAATAGGTTGTGTATTTGCAACAATGTTTTTTTGATTGCTCACTAACTTATTACTATCTGACTGATATGCATTTATTGCTTGAGTGTTTGGTGTCACTGGAACATCGATGCGCGGAATCGAATTAGTAAGATTTTTACTCATTCTAGCTGCTTCTATGCTAATGATATTAGCATTCTTCCGCATGCCGACGCCGACTCCCGCAATAACTTGAAAACCTACTTCGTTTTCCATTTTTCTTGAAGGTGAATGAATATCTAGTTCTTTTTTTATTGTGTTCTCGATTGTTTTAGCTATATTTGATGATTCTTTTTGTAAAGGACCATTCATGTTTTTAAAACCAGTTATAATCCCTGCAACAGTTTGAGTACCAAGAATTGAACCAGCAGTTTTAAATTGTTTTGCGTCTCCTAACTCTTTTAACCATGTATTTTTTGCACTTGCAATGTTTGTAGTCGCTTTTTTATTAGCTGCTAAAATAGCTTTATCCATAGTAACCTTTTCAGATTTAGATCCATCTAATCCAATAGCATTTGCGTTTTTATGTTTTTTAGACCATTCAGCTTGATATGCTTGGAGTTCTTTATCAGACATATTTGCGATTGCGCTAATTTGTCCAGTAGCACTTAAACCTTGTTCTCTAAGTTCATTAACCAAGCCATCATTAACTTTACGTTTTTTTAGTTTATTTATTAAAGCGATAAATTCATCTTGTTGCTGTGTCTGGGTCCTCAAATTTGCTAATAAATCACTACCAGCGTATTTATCTGTTTTGGCCCTATCAAATAAACTTATTTGGCTATAAGCGCTTTCTTGATTAGCTTTTAAAGCATCGTTATATGTCTTCTTAGCTTCGCTTATGCTTGCTTTTGCTTCATCGTTAGCTTTTTTCACGTTATCATAGTACTTTTGTGTAGATGACTTAACTGCTTGATTAAGCTTAGTTTTTTGCGTACTAATTTCTTTATTTGCAGCAGCTATATTAGTCCTTATTTTACGTGTCTGTGCCTCATTCAAGGTATATTGCTTATTAATTTGCTTAAGCTTATTAATATATCCTTGTGCGTTAATTGCCCCCGTTTTATAATCCGTCTGTACATTAGCAATCTTATTATTTACATTTTTGGCATACGCAGTTTGTTTAGATGTGCCTTTTGCATAATGTGGTACGTTTCTCAAAGCTTTAGCTGTTTTATCCCCTCGCAATACCTCAGTGCCTCGTGGTAGATCAAGAAGAACATTACGCCCTTTTGGAACAAAGCTTTTTCCGTCAGGTGTAGTAATCATTTCTTCGTAGTTACTTCCCCTTGCATCATTTACCAGAGCTGGTCCGCCACTATGGTTATTTGTACCTTTTGCATAACCTACCTCTTGAATCCCACTAGGACTTTTACCGTTCGTTTTATACGCAATTTCTAAAACTTTTTGTTGTCTTTGAGGTATTTTCCCCCAATCCGCAATCATGTTATTAAGTAAATCTCTAACAGTATCAGCATTAGTAAGCGCAGTAAATGTTTTTTTGCTTACTTTTGTACCATTGTAAGAATAAATATTATTTTTGCCTTCTTGAACCTTACTCAATAAATCCCTATTGTTCGCATAAAGATTTTTAAGGTTTATTTTTTGACCGTTATACTCAACAATTACATTTTTACCTTGCTCGATTTTTGTTTTAACATCTGTATTCGTTGCTAGCAATGATTTTAAATCTACTTTTGTGCCGTTGTATTCCACAATCATTCCTTTAGATGAATTAAGCTTTTTTAACACATCAGAATTATCAACTACTAAAGTTTTCATGGACGGAGGTAATTTGTCCCAGACACCCATGTCTTGTAGTGCTTTTTGTAGTGCAAGGCTAGTATCTGCATTCGCAATCATACTTTTTTGTTCGGGTTTTAGCTTATCCCACAACCCTAAATCTGACAACGCGTTAGCTACATGTATAGAGTCCTCGTAACTGACAATTAATTTCTTTTCGTTGAAAGTCATCTTATCCCAACGACCACTTTCAATAGTTGCTGTTGCAATTGTTTTCTTAGCATCTGTGGTTAATTTTGCTTCTTTCATGATGAATTTAAGATTATTCCAACCATCGTTAGACTTGGCGGCATCCAAAACAACTTGATTTAAATTTGTTTTTACTTCCCCAGTTTTAGGGTCTAAAACTAAATCGCTCCAAGCTAAATCTGCTTTACTTGCGCCATCGCCAATTAACTTACTAGCATCACTAACCCCGCCTGCAGCTTCTTGTACATTACGAGTGAATTCGTCATAACTTAAACCCATTTCATCTAAAGCTGATTTAATATTCTTTTGAGCTACATCACTACTCACACCTAGCTTGTCGTATAATTGTTCTTGTGTTTTAATCCAAGCGGTGACACTTGAACGGACTGTACTATCCCGCTCCCTGTCCATTTGGCTTATAGAGTCGTTATATGATTTCTTGTCGATAAGACCGTCATCATAAGCTTTTTTCAGCTCTTTCTTCTGTTTGTTTGTCGAATCAATTGTTTTTTTAGTAATCTTATTCAAGTAGTCCGATTGTTCAACAAGTGCATTTTGATTAAGAGATTCGACTTCTCCATTCATAGCTTTAATAATTTGTTTTTTCTTGCTTTGATTCAATCCTAGACTTTCTACTTGTTCTATTTGCATCGCTTTATAAATATTGTTTACTGTTTTCGATTCTTCAGAAGTAAGGTTTCGATGCTCATCTGCAGCTGATTTATAAATATTCTGGATTTCCTTGTATTGAGCACTTACATTATCTTTTCTTTCATTTGCTCTCTTTTCAGAGTCTTTCATAGAATCATCTAAAATAGCCTGAACAGCTGGAGAAAATTCTTCGTAGGACTCCTTAAAGCCATTTAACGCATCATCTGTATTTTTCTTGATTTCATCAGCCATGTTTTTAAATGCAGCTACTACTCGTGTACTGTCTTCTGTAGCGCCAGTTGCAAAAGTGTCTAAAGCTAGCTTGCCTTCTGATGCAAATTCATTAAATTTACCCATGGATTTATCAGCTTCTGCGCCAATATCATAACCCCATGTTTTTATACGTTCTTTGCTCTCTTCGATTTTGCTTATATGTTTATCTAGTGCATAAATACCCACACCAAGCAAAGCCGCACCAGCCACCGTAATAACTGCTGGTAAAGCTCCGAAAGAACCAGCTAATCCAGCCGCAGCTAAACTAGTACCTTCCACAGCAGTTGTTGTAGCGCCAAATCCAGCTGCTAAAGGAGCTAATTTACTCCCTAAACCTAAAATCTTACCTAAGCCCGCGAATCCTTTTATTAATCCGCCAGTCATTGATACTAGTTTTCCGCCAATCATTAGCACAGGACCAGTTGCTGCTAAAATTCCAGCCCATTTTATGATACTTTGTTGTTGTGCGCCGGAAAGGTCATTAAATTTATCAATCATTTTGTTAGCCCACTCGATGATTGGAGTGAGGGCAGGCATTAATTTTTGTCCTACGTTCTGTTCTAATACTTCGAGCGAAGCTTTGAATTGATCCACACCAAATTTACCAGCTTTTCGCATATTATCAGCAACTTGTTTAGTATATCCATTTGCTTCATCAGCGCCCTTAGAATATTTACGTAGAGAATCGCCTCCCGCTTCTAAAAGCGTATTAACAGCTGATAAAGGTTCACGTCCGAAAATCATCGTCAAGAAAGAGTTTTTCTGTGTTTTTGTCATTTTCTTTGTTTTATCATTAATATCATCCAAGAGAGTTGGTAAAGTTTTCATATTGCCGTTGTTATCTTCAATTGTTAATCCAACTGCCGACATTGCTTCTGCAGCTGATTTTGAAGGTTTAAGCAAACTTGTAAGCATTCCCCGTAAGCCGGTACCCGCCTTTTGCCCTTCAATACCGCGGTTAGAAAGCAAACCAACAGCTGCTGCTGTATCTGTAAGTGAATATCCTAGCGAATGCGAAATAGGACCGACATAGTTCATTGCTGTTCCCATATCAGAGAATCCAGCCGCTGTTTTATCAGCTACGTAGGTTAGCACGTCAGCAACTTTGTTTGTGTATTCCATCTGCTTATTTGTATCTTTAGAAATCATTCCAAATTGTTCTAATGTTGATGTTGTAACAGACATTACTGTTTCGAAATCATCGCCAGATGCACGAGCAGCATTAAAAATCGCAGGCATAGACGCCATTGTTTGATTAATATCGTAGCCTTTTTTAACCATCTCTTTCATACCGAGCATAGTTTGCTCAGAAGCTACACCATACTTGACACTAGCTTTCTGTGCATAATCAAAAACTTGTGTATAACGATCGCCAAACTCTTTAGCCGATTCACCAGATTCGCGCAATAAAGAGTTAACTTCTGTCACTTCATTATCAAAATCCAGATATGCTTTAGTTGATTTAATCATTCCAGCTACAATTGGCGCCGTAAACCCAACGGTCATCGCGGTTCCAGCTTTTGTTAACTTTTGACCAGACTTTTCAAGCATATTTCCGAATTGTTCAACTTTGACGATAGATGAATCAAGACCTTTAACATTAATGTTTTTCTTATTGATTTTGTCGATATTGTCAGATGCTTTTTGCCCTTTCTTCGCAAAATTATCCATATCCTTATCGATTTTGTTCATCTGGCTTTTATAGCCATTTTCGCGTATTTTTATATCGTAATAAATTTCTCCCGCTTTACTCATATTTTCACCCCTCTTTCAGCTTGCTGTTAGCTCTCAAAGCCTTTTCTAATCCTTCTTCATTAGAAGCAGCATCCTCAAAATACCCTCGCTTTAACATGATTCGATTTTGTTTTATTTTTTCTTTCAGCAAATGTTTTGGGACTTTACTCCGTTCAGTCATACGGATTTCTAGAGTAGTCATAAAAGGTGTATCGCCACCCAAGTTCATTAGGTATGTTCGGAACTCTGAAAAACTCATATTCGCTAATTCTTTGCGTAATCTAATACCGTAATACGATAAAAAAGAAGACTCGATTAAATCAAAGTCTTCAATTATTCCGTAATACTGTTTTCCTGTGGCTTCCCCTCATCGCTTCCCTCATTCATATCACTTTCAAATAATTTAGCTATAATGTATTCAATAAGTCCCTCGTAAACTTTCGTTGGCAATGTTTTAGAATTAATTTCTTCTCTGTCTTCTTTGCTAAAAAAAATAGCAAAAATATCATCATTCGTTGCTACAATACCATCTGTGATAGTCATTAACAGTTCATGCATGTTTTCACTATCTGGCGTTGTATGCTCTCCGTCGCTTTCGTCGCCTTTCAGTTTAGGCGCAAGCACTTGACCTAAAATTTTAGGCGCTTCATCTAAAAGCGCACTGTACTTAATGTGTGCTTGTGCTGAAATGTCCGCATAATATACTTTTTCGTTAATTTCCAATGGAAGTTTTACTTCGTTCTCGTTAAAATTAAATGATTTCATTTTTGTCCTCCAAATTAGTAAAAGCCCTCACTCAGAGGGCTTCGTATTTTGTTTATTAGGCAGATGTTACAGAAACAGAAACGTCATTTTTAACCGATGGTTTCACTTTGGACGCAACTGTGATTTTAATTGCAGTTACTGTTGTAGCAACTCCTGTTAAAGTTCCATCGCTAGCTACTGTTGCTTTTGTTTCATCAGATGAAGTGAATGTTACATCTTGTGGAGCTCCTGATGGCAGTACTCCTGCTGTAATTTTAACAGTTTCTCCAACTTTTACAGTTTTAGAGGCGCTATCTACCGTTACGCTTGTTGGCTCAATGGTAGGCGCTGGCGTAAAAACCGGCGTACCATTTGAATTCTGTGTGGCAGAAAATGAACCAATATCGTTCGCACCACCACCACCGAAATCATTAATCCCGATTGGTCCAGTGATTTCATACTTAGAGCCTGCTGGGAATTTAACCACAATTGTTTTTTCAGCTTCAGACCCAACTTTATCCCAAGTTTCACGTAATTCATTTTGTCCTGGATCTGATTCATTGTATTTCCCATCCAAACCTAACTCCATAGCAGCACCTGTTTTTACCGCACGTTCAAATACCTCACCAATTGTTGTATATTGTTCCACATTTGAGTTCAGTGAAATGTCTAAAGTTTCTAAGTCTTTAATCGAAACACCATCTCCGCTTTCCCCTGAATCTTTAACCGAAATTTCTAATTGTTTAACTGCATAAGTTGCCATTAACTTACATCTCCTTTTCAAATAATATTGTTAGTTGATAAATCAAACGACCATCATCGTCATAATCGACTTGTCCGCCGCTTGCTACATCTGTTGCTACTACCTTCTGATTTTGGATATTCAGCTCAGAAGGGTTTGTTAAAAGAAAGTAGTTACGTAATAAATCGTATGTTCGTTTGCATTGAATTGTGTTTTTATCATAAATTAAAAAGCCGATGCTCTCACGAACACGACTTTGCGTTTGTACTTGCTTGTTTTGAAATGTCGGTGCTTCATTAATTACTACCATTGAATCAAGCCCCGTTTGTTTAATGAATCCAAGTGTTTTTATAGCTGGGAATGTTTTTTTGAAATGCACTACTAAATCCTCAATCATAAGCGCATCCCACCTTCTACAATTTGGTTAATACTCTGAATTCCATAACTTATTGCCATTTCGTACCAACGCGGATTCCGACGATTTTCATAATATTGCCTGCGTGCATAAGGAGTTAAACTAAATACTCTGGCCACAGTTGAATTTTTTTGGATGATTACTTTAGCATGTGAACTTCGACGCAAATCGCCATACAAAATTGGCGTAACAGGCTCTGCTAATTCAACCAATTCTTGTCCAGCCTTTGCAGCCGTTGACAAAGCCTTATTGTGAATATCATTTATGACTCTATCTTTAAAGCTGCTATAGCCCATGCTCTGTCACCTCTCCTACTACTATTTCAAAATGGTGTATACTGCCATCTGGATTTGGCGGAAAAGATACGCTCTGGACTTCACCTTTAATTAAGCAATAGTCAGGAATAGCAAAAGATATATTGTCTCCTTCGTTCACAACAAAATTTAATTTGTTACAAAATAAGTTAACAACATATCTTATGTTTAGTCCTTCTTCTGTTTTATTTACGAGCTTTTCAAACTCATACCGAAACATTGATTTATTAGTCGCATCTGGTAAAAGGTTTCCAAAGTCATCACGCCCACTATTACTAGTTATAGTCACTTCTGTATTTAGGATAGCTTCTGGGATGGGTGGTAATTGAAAGCTCATTAACAACCACCTACTCCCGCATAAAGCCAGCCACTAGATAAAAGCAAATCCATCACTTTGTCTGGAACGTCAGGTATAAAGTTGTTCGAATTTTGTGATTGGCCACCCATAGTTAATTTGCCTAATGTGAAGTTGCCAATGCCAATAAACTCACCATACTTCTTGATATGCTCACACTGCCATGCGACAGCTTGCTTAATATCATCATCCACATTATCTCGGTCTACGATATTAGGCATAATTTGCTTATCAATTGCTACAGAAGCGGCTTTTATTAAATTATCCGCTTCTGTTGGTTCGATACTTAAGTTTGTTAGACTAGCTAACTCACTTGGTGTAATATACGTTTTCATTTACTCACCCTCTTTGTTTTTGGGCTCCTTTTTGCTCTTGGATGGTTCTTTTTCTGGTTCTTTATACACGAACTCTTCAAAGCCATCGTTTTCTAACTGCTTAATTAATACTTCATTGTCGGTATTGTATACTGCATTATCTTTTCTTAATTGCACAAAAAACTCCTCCTTAAGCCACTGTAGAGGCGATAACCCCGTCTTTTTGTTGTTCTTTTACAAAAATATCATGGTATACACGATATTGATATAACCATCCGTCACCTTGTCCGACCGAACCTGGTGCGTGAAGGTAAATAGAAGCATGTTTAGTCCCGCCGATAACAGAACCTTTATTAATTAGTAAATAATTAAGTTTCTTAGCTCCAGCTGCTGGTTTATAACCATCCGTGAAATCAAAAGTATCATAGAAACGATCTTCTGCTTCAACTTCAACAAGTTTAACTCCATCAATTCCTGTGATGCGTGTTTCTAAGCTAGAAGGCCCAATATTTTGATTAGAGATTGTTCTAGTAAAGTCTTTACTTAGTTCTAATGCAGCCATTACGTCTGGTGACACATACATAACAAGATTTTGTGTACCATATTTTTTAACTTTTCGAATAGCTGCTTTAAGTGTACGAAAGACATTTTCTTCAGTGATTGTTTCTGCAGCAGAGTGCCCATTGGTTTTAGCCGCTGTTGCTAACTTAGAAAAACGATATGCATCAACTTCTGGTGCAGCGTGTTCCGCATTAAACTCTTTTGTTACGTTGGCAGCTGTTAACGCTTGGCCTGTTTCATCTACATCCATAACATCTACAAAAAACTCTACATCTCTATCAAACGTAATAGTGTATGGAGTATTCGTATTTGATGCTGAACCTTCGTTATATCCTTTGTTTCTAGTGTGCGGTTTTAATCCAGTTGTTGAAATTGTTTGTAATTTAAATGTTTTTGCGTCTAACCATAAAAGGTTAGGTGTTTCTAATTCATTTGTGTAAGTGCCGAAGACTAATTTCTGGTCGAGCTCCTTACCGTACTTGTCTACATAGTTAATAGCCATTTTGCTATCTCTCCTTTTCTAATTATGAATTTAATGCTTGAATGAATGGGTCTGTAGCACTTGGCTCACTTGCATTGCCTAGTCCTGCCCCGATTGGTGGAGGCGTGTCACCATCATCAGATTTTGCAATCCATTCAGGATATTGCTCTGCGAATTTCGCTAAGTTGTCGTCATTTCGCTCTTCATCCCCAAAAAGCTTCGTAAACGCTTCATAGCGTTCTTCTTTTACGCCGCTTTCTTTTAGCTTGTTGTGCCACTCTGCGGTTTGTTCTTTCTGAACATATTCATCCAGCTTTGATAGTGCCTCGTCTTTCTCTTTTTGAAGTTTTTTCAATGCCTTTTCAGATGAATCATGTTCGCCCACTTGATCGTTAAGCTGATTGATTTGGTGGTTTAGCTTCCTGATTTCATCCTCATGCGCGCTTTTGATGGTTTCAATCTCTCCACTAAATTTCCGTTTTTCAGCTGCTACACGATTTTTTACAATCTCATCCAGCTCTGCTTGGGAAAATTTCTTATCGTCTCCACCTTCAGCAAAATGTTGGATGTCAAACTTGCGTTGTAAATAATTCTTCATATTTCCTCCTTTTTAAGCTCTGAGTGAGCCATCCCTGTCTATTAGTTGCCGGCAGGTAGGCAAGATTTTTTATAAAGCCCAACAAAAAAAGCGTTCATTTAGACGCTTTTATAATTTCTCTATCCGATTCTCTCTCTAAGAAGCGATTGTTATTTAGATGCTCTTGCAAAGCTTCTTCCCATTGTTTTACTTTTCCAGCTGTATATTGTTTAGAGGGACCTTCTGCAAGTATATCTTTTGTTTTCCAATCACGAATGCCGCGCTCGTAGTACCGTTGCTTACTTTGCGCTTCGTATTCTTCTTCATCATATGGGATAGGCTCGTCTGTTTCGTCACCTTCGAAATACGAATATAAAAAATGGTGGCAATTTGGATGAAACAAGCCATCATTTTCTGCTTCTTGTAACGTTTTATATTCATTGCTTTCATAGTTAACTGATAGCACCTCTCCTTGCCAAGGAGCACAACGCGGACAACTTCTCACGTGAGCTGATACTTGAACTAATTCGTGCTCATATCTTCCAAGAACACGTTTCATGGCATTCAAACCAACATTAAAAAAAGCACCTCTTGAAGCCATTTCCATGTAAGCTCCTGGCCGGTACTTTCTTCCAGACTGATCTATAACATTTCTTATGCCATCACCTAAAACATTAATAAGTGATGTTGCGATAGCATATTTTAAAACTCCATTGCTATCTTTTGTTTCCTTAACCACTTGTTTGTACTTGGAGGGCGCGATTTTTTGCCAATAATTAGCCATATCTTCCGAAATTTGGATAAGTGCATCACTTTCAGATAAATAGTCGTCATTTTGTATATCAACCTCTTTCTTAGTTTGATATCTGGCTTCCATTTCGTCCTCGTATTCATTCACGCAATCAAGATAAACACGATACGTTAGTTTATCTATTTTATTTCTCGTTTCGTCTTTGAAAAGACTTATATGTGCTTTCAATTCTCTTTTAAACCTTATCAAACGCGACTGCTGAATGAATTTCCATTTTGTTGGATTCTTAGCGCCATACATAACATGCTTCTTTATCAGCAAAAGTAAGTCTATTTCGGCATTATTAAAGTGGTTTCGTAAGATAGATGCTTCTTTTTCGAAATCCACTGGTGCATGGTGATGACTCATCTAATCACCCGCCTTTCGTTTCCATTCCCCCAATTGCTTCTGGGTCCGGAAACTCTCCAATCGAGTTTTCTAAATAGATACGTTTTACTTCCGCTTGAACCTCTTCATCTTCCCATTTTGGGTGGATTAATTTCACCTTTTCTTCTACACTCATCGCTAATGCGCTGTTCATATTGTTTAAAGTACTAGAAAGTTCATTCAAATTAACCGTCATTGGGTCCGGAAACTCAATTATTACCCTGGTTTCATCACGCATTATTGCTTTTTCTTTATTTTTAGCACCGCTAGTTAATAAATATAGATAGTCCCACAACATTTGCTCATAAACATTTTGAATAAGGCGTTTTTTCTTCTCAATTTTACGCACTGTCGCGTCCTGCAAACTCCAAATTTCGGTCGCTTTCACTTCTCGGTTTCCTAAATTGAAAGTAGCGGGATTGTAACCAGATTTCGAAACAGCTTTCTGAGCAAAATATTCCATTGTTTCGCGATAACTACCATCTCGGAAGTCTCCTTGCATGAATTGAATCATGTCATTTAACTTCGCACCAGCATCCAACGTCCCTTTAAACTGCATAAAGTAGTCTTCATCTACATTCATGGACCATTCTTCTTTATCTGTGCTCTTATTAACTTTTTTCCTAAACATTCGTTCGCTAGCTGCTATTTTTGTTTTTGTTTTCTCTCCTTCACGCATATAAACAGTGAAAAAGTAATCTACGGCAAATAAATAATTGGTACATTGTGATAAGTCCGATTCCCCAAGATTAAGATGTGGGTATCTAGTATTGCTAGGGCTATTATTTATTAAATAAGCGCCCATGCTCTTTAAACCAATTGATACAGAATGATTCAATTGAATATTATTTGTGTACAGATAGCTTGTAATCTGTTCTGGTAGTCTCTCCGCACCAATAGGAGTAGTTTTATCGCCATCAATTTTAATAACAGAATATGTTACAAAACCACCAGATAATTTTTTCCCTTCCTTGTCTTCCCATTGTTTTATTTCTCTGCTTTCAACTAAATAATAAATATCTGCTTTATTACTTGTGGGTATTTCCTCAAAGAAATTAAAACGAAATGGCTCATTGTTTTTAAAATCTATCCAAAATTGGCTAGAGCTATGAACGCTAAGAGATGGTCGCCCATTTAAAATGTTAATCTTTACAGCGGATACTCCGCTCCCTCCTGCTAATTCAACAATTTTCACGCTCTTACTATCAAAATTATCAATCCGTAATGCTTCTTTCAGTTCTTTTGTTAAGTTTTCATCCTTACTGCCATTAACCCCTGTTACATCAACACTTAAAGGCTTTCCAGATATATACTCAGCCGCAACAACAACTATCTCATTTCCTGTTCCGGAATTCATTAACTTATCGTGTACTGTTGGCACATATCCTTGAGCCCACAACGAAGTTAAATAGGAGTCTTTGCTCCATTCTTTTTGATTATCTGGAATAAGCGGCAGATATTTTGGTATTAACTCCGGTTCGCTGCCATTAGGTTTTCCATTTAGCCAACCTTTAATAAAGCGTGTCATTACACTCCAAACACCCATTTAATCACTCCTTTCTATATATCTTCATAATTCCTATAAAAGTAGTTTGTAGCGTATCTACTTGTATCCATCGCGTGATTATTCTTGTCAACTGGTTTCCCGCTGTTTTCGTCGCGTACATACATACCAATTTCTTGTAGCCAACTGTAATGGTCATATTGATCGTTAGGTTGTTCAACAAGCAAATAACGCCTTTCGCTTAATAGCGACTGCATCCGCTCAATTCCAACCTCTATACCTTGCGCTTTACCTGTCACATCATGAGCATTGTTGTCTGCTCCTGCTGTATCAACACCAACCTTTTCCAGTTCTTCACGTAGCCAGCGACAGGCAGGGTCAATAAAAACAGGCTCATTTACTGGTACTTCATACTCTTTCATACACCATTGAATAAATTGTTTTATCTCAATGGCATAAGTTGAACCAGCTTTTACTTCTCCTGTATCCCTACCGCTATGATAATAGGATGCAACTTGATTCAATTTGTATTTATAATGTCCGTCTGCCTCATGCTCTGTAATTACATAGCACTCACAAACAGTGGCATCTTGTTGTCCTCCATCACCAAAAAAGACCATCTCAATTGGATGTCCTTCTAATTTGGATATTTGGTTTTTCTGCATATCAAATGTTTCGTAAATAATACCTTTTGGCAAAACTCGTTTACCATACCAGTCACGTTGCAAAAGGTAAGAGGAGTGTTTGACTTCGTTATATATTTCTTGTTTCCGTTCTTCTGAAAGAGCTGGATTATCCTTCGCAGTCCAATGCCGCCATTTGTAGCGACCTGACTTTTCATAGTTAGAAAAGATTTCTAACACTGGATGATTCGGTGCAGGTGGATTCAATTCAGCTAAATGAAATCTATTTTTCGCTGCAAAGGTCCGTCGAAAACATTCTTCAATAAAATCTTTGTGAAGCAAATTGATTTCTAAAAACGTAACAGTACCCAATGACATACCAGTAATAGCACCCACGCTATTTACTTTCCCGCCACCTTTATAATAGATTTTCTTTGGACCGTTTGGAGAATGTATAAGCAAATGATCCCCATGCTCGTCGTGTTTCATTTCTGCAAGATTGCCGAATATGTGCATCAATCCAAATCCATCGCCATCCATGAATAAGCGAAAGGCTTGTTCTTGGTTAAATGCAGCAACTAAGTGATTTTGATCTTCGGAAATAGAATAGATATAAGCCATTTTAAAGATATCGGCAGTAGTTTTACCGGATCGCGGAGTTCCTTCGTTGACTTCAAGCGTCACACCCCGAAAAGGGAATGTAATAGTTTCCTGTTGTTTGGGCGTAAATACTAGCTCATCAATTTTACTCAAGGTCTCCGTTTCCTCCTTTGGCAACATCTAATAGTTTATTAAGCAATGTAGTATCTTTTTCAACGCCTTTAATAAGAGCTGTGCGGGCCTGTATATTATCTGTTGATGCAATAATTTGATTAAGCTTAGCCTTGCGTTCATCTTGCTCATCAGCAATCGCAATAAATTGCTTAATCAACCCACTTAGTGTAGACATCGCACGACTTTGTGCATTTAAAAAATTCGCCTGTTTATCCCAAGCGAATTGATACTCGTATTTATCAGAACCACTATCCCCGAACCCCACTTGTGTCTGGACTCTCGTTTCATCCTCAGCGTTTTCCACCCACATAATTTTCTGTGCTCGAATAATAGCGGCGTATTGTATTTGTATCTGCCCCCAAATTAAATCAGCTGGTTCTTGTTGATTCATCATACTAATAATATCTATCGTATCATCCGGAAGATATTTAGAGTACAATCCATGTGTACGTGCGTTTTGATTACCTTTAGGAGCAGCACCGCCTTTATTGTTCTTAGCATTCCCGTTCCCTTTCATTGAATAGTAACGCTCCTTTTGATTCGTAACGTTACTATTGTCGTTATCACTCCAGTTATCTTCTGATTTCCATTTCCTAATCTGTGATGGTTTACAATTCAACTTACTGGCAATTTCCACAAGTGGCATTGTCTTATCTGAATCAAGCCACATTTTCTTTGCTATGTCTCTATTTGGATTTCTTGCTCTAGCCACTCACTTCCACCACCTCGCATTCTGTGTTTGTTTCGTTGATTAATTATTATCTTTAATTGTTCCTATAATGATGCTTAGCGCTTCTAAATAATCACTCTTAGCTTGTTCAAAAGTCTTACCATTTAGTGTAGCTAATCGTTCTATTTTCATATAATGAATCTGCGCTAATGCAAAGCTTTGTTCTTGTTCAGAGCCAGCAATGTTTATTTTGAATTCAGCTTCTTTTCCTTTTACCTCTGTTATTCCAGCTTTTATAATGTCTCTCATATTAACAACTCCTTTTATCAATAAAAAAAGAACCCTTTGGGCTCTTTTTAATAATTGGGATCACGAGCTTCCTCAGCTCTCCTTTCCGCTATATCTTCTCCTATATCATCAAGATAATCCAAACCAGAATAGGGTTCTAAGTTTGTATTATCCAATTCTTCTTTAAAACCAGGAATATTCAATATAAAGTATTTCTCTATATTCTTTAATAATTCATCTATTCGATTATAAATACATTCTAATGCATTATCCTCAATAATAAATTGGAAGTGTGCAATATAATTTCTAATATTATAAACGTATTTACACTGTTCTACTAGCTCATCTGTAGGTCTTTTATTTCCTTCCAATTCTTTCTGTGCTATTTCTAAGGCTTTATGATAATTAATTGTCCTTACTGAGATACTACTATGAAGATAGCCAAAATCCTTTTTTTTAAACTTTTCGTAGTCTTTAGCAGTCTCAAAAATCCAATCTTCTCTCTTATTTTTTAAAATAAGTACAAATCCTAATTCAATAGCATTTACTAAAAAAATTATAACATCTTTAAAGTAAGTTTCTTCTTCTTCGCTTCTAGACTGCAAAGTTTGATTTATCCTAATAGCTTTTGCTAAAGAATCACAACAGCTTTTTAATAAATTCAAATCCATTTATTCCACCCTTTTATTTTTCACTATACCAAATAAAACCCACCTGCTCAATTTTCAACAGATGGAAAGGGCTATATATTTAAAAAACTGGTTAACGCACCAGTCAGCGCCGCATGCGTGTTTTACATCCAGTGCAGATAGGATATGAGAAGTGGAGTGCAGACTCAATATAAGATTTTATTTTTGTAATCATCTTCACTTCTCATATATAGGTGGCAGGTGTGCGGCAAAAATTGCTAAATTGCCATGCAGAACAAACTTCCGTCGATTTGTTGTTGTATTTTTTCTTCTCCTCGATGTAAGTATGATCGCACAGAACGAATGCTTATCTCTAGTTCGTCGCTAATTTGAGATAAAGATAAATTTTTTTCATGTTTTAATAAAAATACTTTTTTCTCTTGCGCTGACATCGTACTCATAGCATCTTCCATCCGAATTTTATCCCATTCTGAAATCTTCGGCTCATTATCCTCAAACTCATACGCGTTCCCATGCTCATATACGAACCACTGACGCATTTTTTCAATATCTGTAACGCATATCTCTCTTTGCAAACCGGAGCGCCTGTGAATAGCTCTGCGTGGTGCTGGTTCATGTCCTAATTCCATCCACTCAATTGAATACTCTAAACTGTCGATAATACTTTTTAATTTTGACATCGTGGTTTTTTCTGACACATCTTGAAAAGTTCTTTTCTGTCCCGCTTCTAATGGAGGGCGTTTTTCAGCATCAATTCTTTTTTGCAGATTAGCTTTTACTTTTTGCACATCTTGTAAAGCTCCTCTGTACTCATTAATTAATTCTTGCATTCTCGTCACTCTCCCCAATGATTAATAAAAAAAGGACGTCACGACAGATTTAACTGTTCATGACGTCCTTCGATTTTTTCGACCAGACTATTTATTTAGTTTTATTGTTTGTACATTTTCGGCAGTGGTAGGTTTGCCGTGGCTCCATGTTATGGTAGTTTTTCCGAAGCCGTTTTCAGGTGGTTTTGTTATTAACTTTTCTTCTCCATTTACGCGAGTATACACACCATCTTCTTTTTTCATAAAATCGCCCCCTAAAAATCATTTATCCGTCCAATTTTCCCTAGCGATTCTGTGTAAATCGTAAACAAAATTCTTTCGGTAATATGAGCGATTTTCTCTAATTGCTACAAAATTATCCATTTTCGATTTAGATACATTAAAGAAATCAGCTATTTCCGATTGTGTTAGCCCCGCATGTCGCAATTTAACAAATTCAATAATGTTCATATTTTCCCAATTCCTATTTCCGACTATCGCTCTTGCTTCCTTCTTCATCCAAGTACGCATTTTCTCTTCTGTATTAGTATTCATTAAATCGTTTAACTCTTTTTGCAACACTTTCCTGTCAGCAAAAGGTAAATTTTCGTTTATTAAATAACTAATTATCTCCCGTTGCCTCTCTTTATTCTCTGTCATCTCTAATACTTTCTCTGTCATCTCTAATACTTCCATTTGTCACACCTCCACAAATTGTCTGCCTTTTAATTTCACGCACTTAATTGATTGCATATAACGCAGTTCGAAAAGTTTTTGCTTGATTCGAAACTCTTTTGTTAACATACCTTTGATGTCGATTAATTCCTCATGTCCATCACTGTAACGAACGAGAAAATCAGCTTTATATTTAATCGCTCGATACAGTTTTCCGTTTTTTCGAAAAGAATCTTGTAAAATAAATTCTGGCTGTAAATCGAAACTCACTACTTCACCAGTCATTTTTAATAGTTTCAATTGCTGATAATATGCCGCTTCTGCTTTGCTATCGAACTTTATATTGTCAATAACTACTTTCTTCGCATTATATTTACTTCGCGTACTCGTTTGTTTCGTTAATGACGTACGCCGTATACTTCGCCTCAATTTCTTCGTCCCCCATTTGTTCGATTTCGCTAATTTGATAGTTTGTGACTTCTGCAATCGCATTAGCCATTTGTCTGATGCCCATTGATCTATTTCTCAACTTTTTTATTGCTGTTTCTGCTGTCATTTTTATTCACCCTTTCCCTTAAAATGGCAAATCATCTTCGTTAATATCAATCGGCTTACCTTCGTTTGCAAATGAATCGCTCTTCTGGCTCGAACTAGCTCGATATGAGCCGTTTTTATTGTTATTTGAATAATTAGCTTCGTTTTGATTATTATTCGGTGTAGAGCCTTCTACAGCGTTCTGCTTAGGTTCCAAAAATTGAACACTCTCGGCCACTATTTCCGTCACATAAACGCGCTTACCGTCGTTCCCCTCATAGTTACGAGTTTGAACGCGACCATCAACGCCTGCCATGCTTCCCTTCTTCAGGAAATTAGCAACGTTTTCTGCTGGTTTACGCCAAACAACACAATTAATAAAGTCAGCTTCTCGTTCTCCTTGTTGGTTAGTGAAAGTACGATTGACAGCTAATGTAAAAGTCGCAACAGCCACACCAGCTGGAGTGTAACGTAAATCAGGGTCTTTAGTTAAGCGTCCTACGAGCATGACACGATTCATCATTCATTCTTCCTCCTTGTATTTTCCTAATTCTGCTTCCCACATAAAAAAATCTATCTCTTTATACACCTTCTTTGAAACCAGTACTCCTACCCACAGAAGCAATGCACCAGCCACCGTTAAAAATGTGATCATTGGCTTAATAAACAATAGTGTAGCTAGTAAAGTTACAAATATAATAATTAATATAGAAATACCTAAGGCAAATTTATTCATGCTATCAACCTCCAAGCCCAGCGAACGGAACGGTCCAGAAATAGTCTTCGTGTTCTTCCGCAACGTCCTTGACTATTTTTCCTTTGCACAGTTCTATTTCTTGTGTAAATTCCATACCTCGTTCGAATGCAAATATTTTCATATCCAAATCATATTTTTTTGAATGATCTACATAATTATCTGATATTACTCCCCACGCTTGCTTGAATCCTTCTATTTCGATTTGCGGAATTTCGTCGTCATCTTCGTACAAATCAAAAATTAGCTCAGTATTGTAAATAAAAGCTCTTCTAGTATTGTTGATGTAAAAACCATCTTCACATCTAAATATATATTCTCCGTAATTATTTATTTCGTGTTCAACAGGCCTGTGTTTATATTGAACTTCGTCATTTAAAAAAATGGGATACGTGCTACCTAATAGCTCGTTTTTAAGAAAATTCAATATGTTCTCTTTTGTTCCTCTGATTTTAAGTGAACCTTCTGCCCAATTTGGCATTTATTTTTCCTCCTTCAACATACTAAAGTCTGCCGTTCTGAGAATATCCTGTCCCTTTGCACTTTGGACATTCTATATATTCTTTTTTGGTTAGCGCACCTGCATCATATCGAGCGTAACCAACTAATGTTTTTATAGTGCCGATTCCGCCGCACCACGCACATATGTTTATATTTTCCAGTTTGATTAAAGTGTCAATCTCGATAAACCCGCTGAAATCTAATTCTACTTTCATAATTTTGTCACCTCTTCAAATTTTTAATAATTCTCAGGAACAACACTAGTACCGCTCGTTTCAAACGCCTTTGCTGAAAGGAATAGGTTTGATGCTGAGGGTGTTTCACCTTAAATCTGGCCATTCTTCATCCCCATATACAACCATCTCCAACCCGTCGTATTCGGCGATATCAAATTCGCTCCCGTCTGGTATCTCCCTTATTTTCAATATAGAGCCATACTTGCCAGCTTCCTCTCCTAGAACCTCTATGGTTGCAATCAAATCTGGGTCGGCTCTGTTCTCATAGTCTACCCAGTCCCCTGCATACCATCTATAGTCATACTCCTCAACAGATATTCCTTTAAGTTGGCACAAATATAGTACTGCTTTGTCAGATAACTCAAACCCTCCATAGTTAGCGTTATATGCTACTTTCATTCTGCAACCTCTTTCCTCATGAATAAATTCCTCTTCCCCAGTCGTCATCTAGTTTTATTCCCATCACTACATATCCCTCTTTTTGCTCATAGTCAGTGATGTAGGTCACTTCTACCGCCAATTTATACCAAGTATACTCGCCTTCCCATTCTTGCAAAATTAACGTGTCACCGACTTGGTAATCACGGTCATTCTTCCTAATTTCAAACGTTTTTTTCCTTCTAGGATGGCCTGGAAGTATTCTGATAATATTTTTAGTTCGTGTGTTTTCATTTGAGTACCTCCAACCTGCTTTTTATCCCAGCTAGCAATTCCCTTACCATTTTCACTTCGTGTGCCAATTCTTTAAAACCACTAATCTCTGATGTTCTGATGTGGTTTTCAGCGAATGCTTCTAAAGCTTTTTCTATAGTAGGGAAATAGCCAATATCGTTGTATTGTTCCATTCCATTTTTATCTGGTCCTTTTGGCTTTGATAATACATATTGATATTGATTACTTCTGATTACGTAATCTTCGTTTATTTTAATTTTCATTTTGTCTCCTCCACTTCTTCCACAGGCACTTTAAACTGCCAGTATCTTTCGTCCAATTCTTTGATTTCTTGTTCTGTGAATTTGGTTTTATACCCTTCACTTCCCAGGTGACAACTTAAAAGTCGTACGCCAGTAAAGTAAACATTGAGAAAACCTAATCCCCCATCGAAAAATTTCACATAATATAGCGGTTCTTGCTCTACCTCGTAGCCATCGAGCCAAGCACGGGCGAATAGTTCTTGATTATCGTGTGCCTTAAAAAGCCATTCCCTCACGTCCTCTGACATGCTATCTATGCCATAGTCCATCGCGTGCCACAACTCCCATCTTTCGCAATGAGAAATCCAAACAGCTACAAATTGTGGAACTTTCACAAGTTCGACTTTGCTAACTTGATTTTGTTCAAATAAATAATCTATTGCTGGCTTCTTAGCTAATTTAACTACTATTTCATTTGTTACTTCTACAACCTGCGTTACTGCGCCTCGATATAACTCACTACGCCAAATAACTTCTACTAGATCGCCTTTTTTAAATTTCATTGTTTTCCTCCTTAATCTAATCCTTCATATAGACTTTTTGAAAAATCATTCTCATCTATGTTCTGAATACTATTGATTGCATCAACCAATTTCGCCTTTGTTTCGAGACAAGGCTTATAACCGTAACCTACGTACCTAATCATTCTTTCAAATGTCGATATCGGGAAATTAAGAGTATTGTCAACCACCAACCTTTTGAGATGTAAGTGTTCAAAAAATTGGGGATGAATTACTATCCGATGCTCCCCGTCAACAACGTATCGTGCTACTTTGGTAACAGTAAAGTCAAAGTTACTAATAACCTCTTCTGGTTCCCCAAAAACAGAGCGAACTAACTCTAATTTGGTTTTTGACGGAATGTGTATAAAGGCGACGACTTTACCAGTTTTATACACAAGTTTAATATGGTTTGCATCGCTAGCACATTTCTCGGTGTAATAATGAATTGCCTCATTTAGGTCTTTTTCGTTGCGGAAAAACATGTCAATATCCTTCACTTTTTCATGATTAAAAATATTTTTAAAACAGCCTCCCGCTATGAATCCATCGTGACCTTCTAGGAACTGGTCTAGGAAATTGATTTCGCGGTATTGTCGAGCTTCCTCATGTTTGTAAATCATAATTTTCTCCCCTTCTCAATTCTGCGTTTCGTTCCATCCCTAATCGAAATCCACCAATTCCAGCGAATAGATCTAAAAAGTTCACGTCTGCACCTCATCCCTCTCCGCTAACTTCGCTTTAATTTCCGCTACTTTCTTTTCTAAGTCTCCGCTTGATTCTGATTCTGATGTCGATACTTGCGGTTTTACCTCGCTATCAAACCAATCCGGCAAGACTTCTTGTTTCTGATTCTTGTTGTATTTGCCGTAAGCGGGCTTGTTATACTTCTGTTCATTTTGCATTCGCCTTTCCTCTTCTGCCGCATTCACATCAGCAACCGTTTTAAATCCTCTTTCTTCCCAGTTTCTAAGAATTTTATTAACGTATGCATAATTACGTTTATTCGCTCCTTGTTCAGAAGTAACTTCCAATGCCTTCATGACAATTTCTCGATTACCTGCAAAATCATCTACCCAAGCAAGCAGTTTTTCTAGTTCAACTGGAAGCATCATTCCGAATCCATTTTGTTCCCAAAAATCTTTGAAATTTAAATCGCTGTTGTTGTTAATATCTTTCTTTAATTCTTTAATTCTTAAGTTCTTTAATTCTTGTTTATGTCCCTTTCGTTGTACCATTTGATGTTCTTTCGTTGTATCTTCCGTTGTGTCAATCGTTGTCCCTTTAGTTGTTCTTATTTCCTCAGAAATACCTTGAAAGTCGTTGTAATTACTGATTTCATACGTTGTCCCTTTTTGTCTACTTTTAGTTATCGTTATCATGTCATTTTTTTTCAATAGTTCTAAGAACTTTCGAACCTGTTTTCTGTCCGCATTCCATCGATTTGAAAGCCATAATTCAGATGTATGTTTTTGTCCTCTTTTTATCGTTATTAACTCTCCGTTTATCAAAATATCCCTATCTTGGTGATTGGCTAAAAGGAGCAAATCCAACCACCATTTTAAATATTTTTCATTCTCCCAAATCCAATGTTCTTGTAGAGAACGATAAATTTTTATCCAACCACTAGACATGCTCCTTTTCTCCTTTCATTTAGATCATTGACCCTTGAACCACCGAGCCAGCTTCTAGCGTGTCAGACGGGGTTGTAGGCACATCTATAATCTCCGGTATTGATTCATCTTCTGTAATATCTTTTCGTTCTCTCGGCTCTGCTTCGTCCTCTGTAACCGCTGTTTGCATATCGATGGATAAAATCCCCCATTTACTTAACATGTTTCTAAGAACGGTCTTTTTAGCCATCGCATCATAATCTTTTTTCCATCCAAAGTCTGATTTACTAAATTTCTGTTTATGTGCTTCAATTTCTTTACGAGTCCAATAGACCGTTTTTTCAAAGCCATTAATTAACTGGAAATAGCCACAGTAGCCAACCACTTTTTCACTTGTATTGTTGTCTAAATCTAGTTCGATTTCTTCCGTAAGTCGGTTCCATTTCAGTAGCTCACCTTCGCGCACTTCGATAACATTAATGCTTTTATATTGTCCTGTGCGTAATGCTAACTGGATGTATCCTTTATAACCGAGCTGAAACTGCGCTCTGCCTTTGTAAGGAACAATCCACGCATAACCTAAATTTTTGTCAATCGGTAAATCTAGTGTTGCAGCAACCATGGCGGAAGTAACAACTGTCATAGGGTCAGTTTTTTGTAAATAGTCGTCGCCATTATAAAGATTTAAAAGGGAAGTTAAAAATTGAGGCGCTTTTTTATCTAGTACCTTTTCAAATTTCTTGCGCATTGTCGGTGCTTCTAGCAAACCTTTTAAGTCTAATGATTGTGCGCTTGCTACTTGCCCTCCATTTTGTTTATTTGCTAATTGATTTTTTAATTCATCGTTAGTTGCCATTATTATTTATTCTCCTTCACTGCAAATTTTCTATAACTAGTTTCTTTACGTAATTTTTTGTAAATGTCTGGATGTTCTTCTTTTAAACGTTTAGTGTCTACTCTTGAGGTAATAACAGGCTTCCAAGTAATCGTAAATTCGTCTGCGATGCCTGTTTCAGCTTCTTTTAAATCATTCTTGATATTATTATCAATTTCTTTCTTTCGTGTCTCTAAAAGCTTTATATCGCGTTCTAAATTTGCTCTTTCAGCCAAAAATTCGTTGTATTTTTTTGATAAAATAACTTGTTTAGCTTCTGACTTAGCAAAACGATCTTTTAAATATTTTTCTGCGGCACTTGAACCGTCTAGTGCCGGCGCTACATGTCCTTTTACGTTCGTTTCCCAAAAATCTAACTCAAAAGCAATTATTTGATTGATTAACTCGTCATCGCGTTCAATTTCTTTCCAAATGAATTTATTTCCTCCAATTAGAACAGCTACATAGGCTTTACTTTTACCTGTGACCGCTAAATAGTGTTGTATTTGCACTAGATAAGTCGCTGGTACTTCGTCAGCTTCCCATTCTTTTGCTAAGTATGCTGATGCTGTTTTACATTCCAAAATAGCGTCTTCACCAACCACAAACCTATCAACGTTTGCCAACATAAAATCATGCTCTGGATGTTGATACATCATGTTGCTACGTCTTACTTTCTTGCCAGTTCGCTTTTCGAATTCTTTTGCGACAACTTCTTCCATTTGAGTTCCCCAGTATGCTGCTTCTCCTGCCATTTCACCGGGCGGAACCTGGTCGGTCTTGTCTAACCACAACTCGAAAGCTGTTTTGTATTGATTTAAACCCATGATGATTCCCGCATCGCTTCCGCCGATACCTAAGCGCCGAGTCAGCAACCATTGTGTTCTATCCATGTCTTTCACGCTTGCTAAAATGTTCATTGTCTTTTCTTTTGCAATAGCCATATATGCTACCTCCATTGATTAATATGTGAATTTGAGGTATAATTTTCTTAAGGTAATATCTCAAATCCTTAAAGCGCGCACTGCTATGCGTGCTTTTTTAATGTCTAAAACCATCGTCCCAAAGATCATCAACAACCATCGGATTCTCAACCACGTTTATCACTTCCTCTCAGCCAAAAACCTGCGATTACAGACATAAACGACACGAAAATCATTACCATAAATACATCCATCAGCGCGTGACCTCCTCATAGCCTTTTAACTTCAACTCTTCGATATAGTCCGTCATGTTGTCGCAACCTGTTTCGTTTAACGGGATTTTCTGCTGAAATGCCGGATTAGCAATCATTTTTGTTCTGCTATTTGTATGTATTTCGCTATCACCGAAGTTTGTTGTCTTTCTGAAAACTCTTTCTGTCATTGTTGTAGCCCTCCTAAATTAAAATCAGAATTAAAATCAAATTACATAAGTTGATTAACGCTAATGCCGCCGCTACTATCACTAAGATGCTGAATAAAAGTTGGTTCTTCATATTGCGCGCCTCGGAATAATAATTTCACGCAAATGTCCATCTACAAGCTCTTTAGTGACTTTGTACTTTTTGTTAAAAGCTTCAGCTCTTTTTTTGCGCTCAACTTCATCAATCTTTTTAAATCGCTCTTTTACAATGTTGTTTATTTCTGTGAAATTAATATTCTTCGACTCGTAGTTTTCGTAACTAGCTGATACTAAAACTTCGCTCATTTTCCGCAACTCCTTACTAATCCAGATTTTTGATAATATAGATCGCGTTTGTTTAAAACTTGTTGTAAATCTATGTTGAAAGCTTTCGCAATGCTAGTGTTTAGTGTTAAAGCAGATGCAACTACATCTGTTATTTCTGAAATAGCTTGTTTTGCGGCTTCTCGTTGTAGCATGTCACCTTTTCTCAAGCTATATGTCATCGTTTCTAAGCCGTTTTTCAGCGTGTTTATTGCTTCTTCAACTTCTAGTTCAAAACGGTTAGTTAAAGAAGCGTGATGGTTGTCTAAGCCATCAAATAAAGGCGGTATCATTCCGTTTGAAAATTCATGTGCGAATAAATATGTGCTTTCTGGTTCGTTGTAGCTATCAATTAACTGTTCTGCTTGTTCTAGTGAAACTGTTCGTTTGCCTTTTACTTGGTTGCTTATCAGTGCTGGCGTTACATAACTGTCTATTGCTAGCTCTTTTTGCGTACGAGTTTCTGCTAAAACTTGCATCGCATGACTTGCTGTTACTGATTTTTGAAACACAATATCTCAATCCCTCTTTTGTATATTTTTTTGCGACTAATTAACTAATTATTGTTATATACTATTGTTAGTCGCTCCCCAGTGACTAAGTTGTCTGTAAGCACCGTTGTGGTAGGCGGTGCTTAGCTTAAAACTAAACCATGTTCTTCAAGTAGTTTGTTTAATAGGTAAACTTGCCCTTTGCCGGTCACTCTCGGCGTGTATGTTGTCACCATTAATCCATTCCTATCTGTATGAATATGCGTTTTTTGCTCGAATAATCCCAAGTTCATTGCCTTTTGCGATGGCTTGTTATAATAAGTCCCTTTATTTAGCAAATATCCGCTTCCTCTTAGCCATTCAAAAAGCCTGTTTTGCCCAATATCTAAGCCATTTTGTTTAAGGATTGTCGCTAAGTCTTTTACTAAAACTGTATTCTCGCTCGTTTGTACAGCATCTGCAAAAATCACTTTCGGTTTTTGTTCCTCGATTTGCTTTAATGCTTCTTGCTTCTCTTGTTGCTCCTCAATCCACTTTTTAGCTCTAGCGACTGGGTCATCTATCATGTAAGAAAATGCTGGATATTCAGTTGCTAGTTTCCTCGCTTGTTTTTCTACTTCAATGAAGTATTTTCTAATTGCTCGACCCATTTCGTTGTTTTGAACCATTGCTAATTCTTTAGCAGTGTCTAAAGTTAGTAAGTATTCTGTTCGAGGTCTGCCAAATGTACTTTCTCCCATAATTGGGAAATAGTCTTCATCCTTTGAAAATCCGTAATTACTAAGCTTGTCAGTAATCCAAGTAGTGAATTTTTTTCCAACTTGCAAGCTTTGATGTAGTTCCCGTGCATTTACAAATTTCTCGCCTTTTTCATTTTCTAGAACTGGCAACATATCATTTGCAATTACTTGTAAATTTGACATTTTGTTCTCCTTTCTGTTCGCCCCTTCACAGTGCTATAGTTTTTGTGAAGGGAGGTGATATTTATGCAAAGAAATCATGTTTCCTCTAGTAGAATCAGAAGCGTTGGCTGGGAAAATGATATTTTAGAAATCGAATTTAATGACGGCTCTATCTATCACTATCACAATGTTTCTCAATCAGAGTATTTAAGTTTTATTCATTCTGGTTCACTAGGAACTGCTTTGTCTCAATTGGATAAAGTTCATAGTTATAACAGAGTTAATTAATCATTGCTTCGTGTCGGTTGTATCAGAACTGACACGGAGTGGTTCAAACGCTAAATCCTCAACAATTCTCACTCCATCTACAGTAATTACTACTCTTGTGTATGGATTAAATGATAATTCTAACTCCTTGATTATTTCGTTTCCGGCTTTTTTAATGTTGTCATTCATTTTTTAACCTCCTATTCTTTTTGGAAAAGCTTCACTTCACCTTAATTTCTAACGAGTTTATAGTCCTAGCCAATTCTTCAGCCAAAGAGTTGGCTTCACTTAATCTAGTTCCTAACAAAGTAGCGTTTTCTATGGAATCATCTACTCCACTTAGCTCTACTTCCATCTCGATAATTTTTAGCTCCTGATCTTTTTTAAGTAAATCTAAAATGTTTTTTATAGTGTTGTGCTTAACGGATACTCTATTTTCTTTTTCATTTCCATTTTCTAAAATTGTTTCTAATTTAATAATCGCTTGTATGATGTTATTCATTTTCTAGCCTCCTATTTTGGTTACTCTCCAATCTGCTATAATTAGTTTGATTGGAGGTGATAATATGAATAAGTATCTTTTTATTGTTGATTCAGAAAATAGCGTTGATTCTGTGCGCTCTCTGGTGGAGTCGCTTAATGATTCAAAATGGGTTCATATCTCTTACAATGTCTTTGCGAACATGAGCGAGCTGTCCCCTAGTGAAATTTTGTCTTCATTTAATTTAGATGATGGTGTGCAAATCCTTGTTGTTGAATTTAATTCTTTTGATATGAGTTGGCGAAACGAAGTTAAAGAACATTTAATTGAGTTAGGTTATTAAATATTTGATTTAAATATTTCAGCCTGTTCTCTATAGCCAATTGGAATAGATTTCTCGGGGACTGGAGTAATATAAATTTCTACTACTGCTGGTCCCTCTATTCCATCAGCATGCCAACCATCAATGTTCATAGTCATTTTATTTGCCACGATATGAGTTTTCTTAGTCAGGCTTTCGTTTGAACTCAAGTCCCCCACAATTTCTGCTTTTTTCCTCATTTTCTAGCCTCCTATTTTAGTTAATTTTTGTGACTTTTCGTTACAATTCTGTCAAAAAAAATTTCATCCACCTTTCTATTGTATAACTTTGCAATATTAAACATTAGTGTTAAGGACGGATTTCTAGATCCATCTTCTATATATCCAAGATGTTGTGGCGTTATCCCCAAAGATCGTGCTACGCTTGCTTTACTTCTCTCTCCCCTTAGTTCTTTAAGGTTGTTACCCATAAAATGCTCACCCTCTTTCGTAACTTTATGTTACTTTATATATATTAATATACACGTAACTTTACGTTACGTCAAGAGAAAATTGTAACTTTTTTTTACATATTCAAATTTTAATTGAACGTAACACAAAGTTACTATATCATTGTGGGTACAGGAGGCGATTATATGTTCGGTGACAGATTACGTTCATTACGCGAAAACAAAAATCTAACTCAGCAAAAAGTAGCTGATGACTTGAATATAAAAAGAGAAAATCTTTCTAATTATGAAAGAAATAAAAGAGAACCCGATTACGAAATGCTGAAAAAACTAGCTGAATATTACGGAGTATCACGCTCATATATATTAGGTGAAACAGATAAAAAACAATATTGGGAATTGGATGACAAGGACGAACGAAGCATTCAAAAAGATCTTCAAAAAATGATTGACGATCTGTCTAATTCAGACGCCTTTGCTTACTCGAAAGAAGATGGAGAAATGGATGAAAATACAAAAAAACTATTAATTATGTCTCTTGAAAATTCGTTAAGGATTGCAAAAGAAGAATCTAAGAAACGATTTACTCCTAAAAAATATCGAAAATAAATTAGGTGGGATAGTATGGAGATGAGTGAATTTATACAGCAACAGATACAAAAGCTTGTTAATATTCATGAAACAAGAAATCCGTTTTTAATTGCGAAAGAAAAAGATATTCTTATATTAAAAGAAGACTTAGGTGAAGTTTACGGTTATTATAATAAAATAAACAGAATTAAAATGATTCATTTAAATAACCTCTTTTCAGATGAGCGGCAATTGTTTACTTGCGCTCACGAACTATGCCACGCTCTTATACATCAAGATGAAAATACCCCCCAACTTTCAAAACAAACTATTGTATCAGAGTGGAAAGTTGAAAAAGAAGCCAACTATTTTGCAACACAGCTGCTTATAGACGGAAGCCATTTAGAACATTATATTGATACTACAGATAAAATAATTAACTTTTATGGATTACCCGAAGAAATGAAAAAATATATATAAGGGAGTAGATGAATATGAAAAAATGGATAGTTTTATGTTTTATATTATTGCTTAGCTTAGTACTATATGCGTGCGGAGAACCAGAACTAGATATTAGTGATAGTACTGGAAAAGGATATTATTTAAACCAAACAGGAAAAACCTCTGATAATGCAAAAATAACATTAAAGGATGAAAATGGGGACTCAAAAAAAATAGAGACAGATAATAATAGTTTTACTATGCTTTTTCCTAGGCTTAATTCGAAGGCAACTTATACCGTATTAGCTGAAAAGGACGAAAAAACCTCGGAGACCGAAATTGTTGTTCCAAAACAAAAAAAACTTGTTTCCTATGAAGATTTACAAGGACAGTTTAACTATATTTTTGAAACAGAAGATGATTTATCTATCTCTCTTCCTGAATCAGTAACTAGTGACGCTGAAGTAACTAATGGATTTAAAATAATGTCTGATGGTAATAACGTGATGTCGTTACTATTAACATATAGCTCTAACGATAAAATAGGTATTACAGATTATAATGATTTTACTTATTCAATTGCAGCTATTATGATGTCCTTAGATTCAGAAAACGGTTTAGATAAGGTACTTAATGCTCTCAATAACAGCATGGATGATCAAAAAGATACAAAAGTTTCTGTTAATGAGATTACATATCAATTTTCAACAATCAATACCAGTTCAACAAATTTAACCACTTTAGAAATATATCCAAGTTGATAACTATTCCTGTCATAGTAATTTTAATAATTATGTTTTTATAAAAAGGAGATAACGGGATGAGTAAGTATAGTTACTTGTTAAAAAAATGGTGGTTTTGGTTAATTTGTTTATTGATTATTATCGGAATTGGATTTACAGTATGGTACACACAAGTTTATACATCTGAATGGGGTAAAGGGCTATCAAAGGAAGACAAAGAGGTATTGGAAAAGGCAAATAAGTCAACAAACGAATTTAATAAATTTGCAAAAGAAGCTAACTCGGGCATCAAATCGTTTAATAACGATGTAACAATTGATCCGCAAATAGTAATTAATCCTTTTACTAAAATGGGAGATAATATTACCGAAAGATCAGACGACTTTATTAAACATTACGATGAATATTCTATCTCAATCCAAAATATCTTAAAAGATGATTATAATAATATAAAAAAACTTAGAGATGACGTTGTTGCACAACAGGAAGAAATTAAAAGTATTTACTCAAATGCTCATAATTATAACAGAGAATTATCCACTGTTGAATCTAAAATAGTAGAAAATATATATCAAGAAATGCATAAAGAACAAAAAGAAAGCTTAGGATTAAAAAATCATGAATTCAAAAAAAATGCTGAGTTCAGTGATAAAGCAATAAAATTAATGTCTGGCGTTGATTAAAAGATAACTCCGCACCTTTTTTATTCAAAATATGAAAAATAATTAACAGGGAGACTAAATCATGAAAAAAGGGATTGTTTTATTAACAGGTTTTTTATTAGCTTTTAGTATTATCTTGGTCGGTTGCGGAAATGAAAAAAACGATATACAAGTAACGGATACTAATGATAAATCAAATTTCAAAGAGTCTGAGAAAGAAAAGTTCACTCCTAAAGAGTTTGAAAGCTATTACGAGTCGACAGGCTATTTGTATGTTAATATTATTAATTCGATGACGGATGAAGATTTGCAAGGCGTAAATGAATTAAACAATAAGTTAGCACAGCAATTAGATGAGATAGAAACATTGATGAATAATAAGAGTATTGATAGTTCATTTAAAGTTGACTTAAATAACTATTTAAATAATCTTACTGACTTTAAACAAAACATAGAAAACTCTAATTACGATTCTGTTTCTGATATAAGCTATAGAATCGGCGCTAGTGTAAAAGCTTTAGCAGATAACCACTATAACGAGAATCTTCCAGCTGCCGTAAATACGTTTATTGAAGAAAGAGAAAAAGCCCAAACAAAAAAAGAATACAGTGTTGGAGATAAACAAACACTTGGTGGTATTACGGTTACGCTTGTGTCAGCCACTAAAACTTCTGAAAGAAACCAATTCGATGAGACTAAACCCAAAAATGTGATTAAGGTCAGCTATAAGGTTGAAAACAATTCAGGAAATGAATACTATGTCAATTCTGATATTGATGTATATGACTCTAACAGCACTATGGGCACAAGATATCCACTTGATAACACCACCGGGAAAATATTAAATGGGAAAAATATGAATGCAGAATATTATGCTGGAGTTGACGAAGGCGGAAACATTGAAATTGTTTTCAATTTATTTTCAGATGCGAGTTTAACTTTCCATGCAAAAATTTAAAAGAGAGCCTCCGGGCTTTTCTTTTTACCGAAAAAAGAACATACGTACGGAAGGAGAAAGGAAATGAAGGCAGCTATTTATATACGTGTTTCTACTCAAGAGCAAGTAGAAAATTATTCAATACAAGCTCAAACTGAAAAACTAACAGCATTGTGCCGCTCGAAGGACTGGGACGTATACGATATTTTCATTGACGGCGGATACTCCGGCTCAAATATGAATCGTCCCGCATTAAATGAAATGCTAAGTAAACTACACGAAATTGATGCTGTAGTCGTATATCGATTAGACAGACTATCCCGCTCACAAAGAGACACAATAACGCTTATTGAAGAATACTTCTTAAAAAACAATGTAGAGTTTGTTAGTTTGTCTGAAACGCTTGATACTAGTTCCCCTTTCGGTCGTGCAATGATTGGTATATTATCAGTATTCGCACAGCTAGAGCGCGAAACAATCCGAGATCGTATGGTGATGGGGAAAATTAAGCGTATTGAAGCAGGTCTTCCGTTAACAACTGCGAAAGGTAGAACGTTCGGCTATGATGTTATAGATACAAAATTATACATTAATGAAGAAGAAGCAAAACAGTTACAACTGATTTATGATATTTTCGAAGAAGAACAAAGTATAACTTTTTTACAGAAAAGACTAAAAAAATTAGGCTTTAAAGTTAGAACATATAATCGCTATAACAACTGGCTAACTAATGATTTGTATTGTGGTTATGTTTCATATAAAGATAAAGTTCATGTAAAAGGTATTCATGAACCTATCATCAGTGAAGAGCAATTCTATAGAGTTCAAGAAATATTTACTCGTATGGGTAAAAATCCGAACATGAATAGAGATTCAGCATCGTTGCTAAATAATTTAGTAGTTTGTAGTAAATGCGGGTTAGGCTTTGTTCATCGTAGAAAAGATACAATGTCGCGTGGTAAAAAATATCATTATAGATATTATAGTTGCAAGACTTATAAACATACTCATGAACTCGAAAAATGCGGGAATAAAATTTGGAGAGCTGACAAACTTGAAGAATTAATCATTGATCGCGTAAATAATTATAGTTTCGCTTCTAGAAATATAGATAAAGAAGACGAATTAGATAGTTTAAACGAAAAACTTAAAATAGAACACACAAAAAAGAAGCGCCTTTTTGATTTATATATCAGCGGTTCTTACGAAGTTTCAGAACTTGATGCTATGATGTCTGATATAGATGCTCAAATCAATTACTATGAGGCTCAAATAGAAGCAAACGAGGAATTGAAGAAGAATAAAAAGATACAAGAAAATTTAGCAGATTTAGCAACAGTTGATTTTAACTCTTTAGAGTTCAGAGAAAAGCAACTTTATTTAAAATCACTAATTAATAAGATTTATATCGACGATGAACAAGTTACTATTGAATGGCTCTAG